TGTCGATGGCGCCCCACATGCATTTCCACAATTCGGGTTTCATGTCAGGATAAATTTTGTGCCCGTCTACTTCTTGCCAACCACCGCTACCAGCGGGAAGGGTTTCCTCAGGATCGTATACCATTGGGTACACCCCGATCATTTCCTCACCGCTACGATGGCGCAACAATAGACGTTGGTCTACGTGGTCCCATACGCAACCGCCAGCGTCGCTGCCGTATGCGTATGGGAACCCTTCAAATAGGTTCCAGATTGGTTCAGACATCAAACCCGTCCAAGTTCATCTGCTCCCACGTTACGCCCGGTTCTAGAAGTCTGCCGCTCGGGTGGATGGTGAGGTTTACCTCTGCCTTCTCGCCTTCGCCTGCTTTGTTCTTGTGTAGACCCACGCTGACTTCATCTTCGTAGTAGGAGCGTACGTCTTCTTCTAGGCTAACGTCGTCCCATCGGCGCCATGTTTCGATGACGAAGTGGCTTTCGCTGGTGGAGGCGTATCGACCTGAGTCGATGCCGCCTGCTCGTCCGCGATTGCCTGCTCCTCTGCCTGATTGGTGGACTACGACTCCGATTACTCGCCAGTCGGATACCAGTTGCTTGAAGGATTCAATTTTTGCTTGCACGCTGGCGTGGTCGTTTGGTCCACCTCCACGTATCAATTCTAAATAATCATATACAAGCACCTGTGGGCGTTGACCATCCCACAATTGCGCAGACGCAATCCGCATAGCCTTGTCCAAATCGTCCACGGACATACCTGTGGACTCAAAGTGCAGGTTGGTTTCGCTCGCCATGATCTCGCTTGTGCGATTCCATGCCGCCTCGTCGCCTCGGATGAGGCGCCCCAACCAGTCTTTCTGGCTGATCTCCAAACGCATAGCCGTGTACCGCCCCCAAAACATTGATTCAGTTTCGTCGGGGCTAACCCACAGTGTCCTGTGGTTGCGGTTACGTGCAGCCATGTTCATAGCCAGCAACGTCTTACCCGTGTGCGTCTTACCGATCAGGGTGACCAACTGACCTGCGCGTGCGCCACCTAGCGTGGCTTCATCAAACCCTCGTATTCCAAACTTCCACTCTCCTCCTGCGCTCAAGTCTGTGCGCATCCGTGACATTTGTTCAGTCTTGGGGGTGTATAACCGCTTCAAGTCAGCAGACGTAATACCCTCAATCTCAACCGCCGCTGGGGCGGGAGCAGCCGCAGCCGCTCCCGCTCCAACCAGCCTCATTGCGTCCTCAAGGCTTAGACGCTCAGGCAATTGCTGCCAACCAGTTCTGCGGATCAATCGCATCTGGACGCTCACCCCATGTGAATGGACTGTGCTTGACCAGCCCACCGAAGTAACCGCTCTTGTTGGCAAGCGGGTGGTTGCCTTCGCCTTGGCTCACGGTATGTGAACCGTCTTCGTTCAGGCTGGTACCACGCTTAATCTTGAAGTCACCAAGTCCGCACTTGCCGTTCTTGGTGATTGGAATGTCCTTGCCACGCATGGACTCTGCCCAGTAGTCGTCAGGGAACTGACGGATACCTGCGGCGAACAACTTGCGGATCGCCTGATTGTCCATGAACGCTGATTGCTGTGAACCATAGGTGATTCCGATAGCACGCTCATGCATGAGCAGTTTGTTGACTATCGCATACTGGCTGTCGTCAATGTACAGCGACTCACGCTGTGCGGGAGCAATCTGTGGAGCGGGCTGCGCCTCAGGAAATGCTTCCTTTACGGTCGCTATGGCAGTCGCCGTTGCGTCCGTTACGTTTACGACGGGCTGTACGTCAGCGACGGTCTGCTGAAGCAGTGTCTCCTTCACCTGCGACAGTCCTTGTGCCAGAGCGATAGCGTTGTCAACTGCCATCGTCACGGCCACACCTTCGTCGCCGTTGTTGATTTCAGCGACGGTCAGTTCGACCGAAGCCTTCATCAACACCTGCGCTTCAATTGATGCCCTCTCAGCAGGGCTTAGTGGCGTAAATGCCATTATGGTTTCCTTTCGTTGGAACCTTTGCAGTGCGCCCAATCGGCACACCATTTCTCGGAACACCACCACCCGTTGTCGCCTAGTACCCACGGTGGTGTGGGCATGGCTTCAACGTAGCGGCATAGTGCCAAGACCTTTGTGCGTAGCCAGTCAAAGTGTGTCTGGTCACGCACTAAATCCATGCGACCTACCCCCGCAGGGTGCATGATCGCATATGAAAAGTTGGGGATACCTAGTGCATAGCAGTACGCTATGCTTTGCACATCCCACCTTTCATACTCCCAAGCATTTCTGGAATAGTCACGCTTTGGGAACTTCCAATCCCACAAGCGGTCGCTCTCTACTAGGTCAACTGTCCCCGTGAGATTCACTATGCGCTCATCGTCTTCGATGAGCGGAACCTCAAAGTATTGCTCTACCGCCTTAGGCCACAATTGCGGGTACACTTCCGTATACCACGATGACAACTTCTCCTTGCCCAACCGTGCAGCCTGATCGGGCGCATACGATTCCCACCGCTCAATCGTGGGTACCGTGTCAGCCCAATAGTAATCGAACGCAGCGTGTAGATCGGATTCCTCCATCTCTCCCTGCTCGTCCATCCGTGCCGTCAAAGCATCTTCTGCAACCGCATGGCACACCGTGCCAAGCGATGAAGCATCCTTCACAGGCTCTTCGCTAAGTCCGAAAATATTATTTCGGAATCTTTCCATGCACATGTCCGCAGTCTTGATCGAAGATTGGCGAACCCATGTGTGCACCCATCGTCCATCACCTGCTCTATGTAAAGCGTATTTCATATTTCCTCCTAACGGTACTGAGTAAACTCCTCCCCCTCTCTAAAGAGAGGGGGAGGAGGTACTGAGTACCACTGAGCCTACTGGCTCGTTTGTGTTGGCGTGGTACTTTTTGACTAAGATTCTGCGCCAACTCTGTTACAAACGTGTTACGGTCCAATATTCTTTCAACGTCTTCGAGATTCTCACAAGCCCCTGCAACTTAGACGTTACGTCCTCCAAGGGCAAGTCTATGTCCTCATGTAACCGTGTATTCATGTCTTCCTTCAACTCGTAGTAGTCGATTGCTTCTGCTGCCAACATCAGGTACAACTGCCACCCCGCATCAGGTATCATCAACCTGTGCGGATAATCACGCCTAGGGGTATCCCGAATCTCAGGCTTCCACATGATCGAACCCGCAAGCATAAACGTGTCCTCGTCTTCTTGCCAATCGCCCTCTTCTTCACCTTCCCACTTTTGCAAGTAGGCTATCTGCACAGTCAAATGTGCATCTGCGGCAGCGTGCAACCTGTCCAGTAACCGCTCCAAGTCCGTGCGATCTCGCACACGTATAGTTCTGTAATGTTTTCTATTGCGATGTGTGGCTACGTCAAACGCCCCATCGCTACAAATCACCCACATGTTTCTCCTATATTGCTCATCGGTACTCCTTCACGCGCCCACGAAAGTCAGGACGCTGTAACGCCTCCACACACAACGGAGGCTCCCACCTACCTTTGGTAACCGTACGGCACATGCGAACAAACACCTGAACTCGCTGCACATGAACCGACTTGTCATCATACAACTCCGCTAACGCAACGTCATACTCTGTGAACGCAGCAATCATTTCATCATGCTGGGCAGGTGTCAACGCTAGCGTGGTCTTCATTTTGCCCATGACGCCTCCGACTTGCGAGTGGGGGCGAGAGGCATGGGAAACACCCCTCGCCCGCACTCTAGTCTATTCAGGCAGCGGATAGTCTTCCCGCTTCGGACCAAACGCACGGTAACTCAAACGACTCACCATGCGGCCCGAACGAAAAGCGTTCCATGCCTTGATCAAATATGCCAAACCCAACCGCTGATCGGCGCTGAAACTCGGATTCCGCAAGTTGCGGTCCTTCAGCACCTGTGATTGCAGCACCCAAGCAGGGTTCCCATCCGTGCTTGTAGGCGCACACAACTCGTCTACAAATGTGCCTGCGTCTTCCTCGCTCAACTCGTTGAACAAGAAGAAACCAGCAGACAATGCGCTAGCAATCAACGGAACATGATACTTCACACGGGCAGTACGACGACATGCCTGTTCCAATGGTGCCTGATTCTGGAAAATAAACTCCAAGACCACACGCTCACTCATAGTACGAGCAACAGCCTGATTGGGGTTGGGATCGCCAATGGACTGCATCAACATCACGGCCTTAGCGGTAGCAGGCAACGACTGCGAGTACTTGAAATGACGAGAATCGTCAGGGTCTTCACTCACAATACGCAACACATCCGCAACAGACCGCTTACGACCAAAATCGACAGCAAGCAGCAGGGACGCATAGTCCACACCCTTCACAACGGAAAACCGTTGCGCAGTCTCGCTCTCAACAATCGCCTGTAAACGATGTTGTCCATCGGCTAGGCGCCCCTGTTCATCAAAGATGATCGGGACACCTATGTCTACCCACTCGTCTTCCAACATTGCAATCGCATACTTCGTGACCAACAGGTCACTCACGATACGATTGGGGGCAGCATTCTTCAGGAGAATGGCCGCTTCCATCGGGCCAATCACCTGCACAGACGTTATGTGTCTGCTGTTGGACGGCACGACTCGTCCCTTACGTGCAACAATCCCCATAGTATTCCTCCTAGGGGTTGGGGTTATTACGAAACGAAGGCAGGGACACATACGTTCACGAAACGGGCGCAACAGTCGATGCCCACCTATCCTTTCAGATAGTTGGGTGTACTGTTACGTGTGTCCCTGCCCCCGAAAGGGGTGCGTGACCACCATACGCCCGAAAGGGACGGGTGGAGGTCATGTATGGCAGCCACGCACCTGACTAGGCGACGAGCGAACTCGCAGCCAGATGCCTCAACGCTGCGTCAGCGACGGGCGTCTTACCATCCAATGCACGGATGTATGAACGCTCACTAGCAGCGTCCGTGTCCTTATACCCCGTACTGATCTGATGCTGTTCAGCGCCTTGGAACGCATTGTAAGCCAACCAACGGTTACCTACCTCTGTGTCCCATTGTTCCTTCTCAGCACGCCACGCCTTACCAACGGCAGCAACCCGCAGATTACGGGCCGTCACCGTCTTGTGATGAGCGTCAGGCTCAGGACTCGGGAACACCGCGCTCACCAACTGTGCAAACTCCACATCAGTGAACTCCTGATCCCTAAGCACCAAAGCCATACGCTGCAACGTGTTCGCCTGCTCCATCGAAGACTCCAACACAGCAGCACGCATGGTAAGCATGTTGTCGTGATTCTTCGTGGCCTTCACGCCAATCAACTGACCAGCGTGACCAAGCATGTTCTCGCAACTAATGCGACGCTGAATCGGGATGATCTCCGTCTTCCACACGCCATTCAGCGACATACGAGTATAGATGAACGGCTGAATGGTGTCGCCACCACCCAAGTCGAACGGCTCATCAAGCACCTGCTCAACAACCACACGCTCACCGTTACCAAACACGCTTACGCCATTGCACGACTCGGGGAACAACTGCTCCAACGTGTCGTACACATGCTGATAACCTGCACGCTCAGGGTACTTCCCTGAATGCGAGCCAAGCACCTGTCCCGTGTCGCCACGGATCACGTACCTGTCAAGGATTTCACCCTTGTACTTGCCTTGCTGATACACGGGTGCGTAAAACTCTCCGTCGTTAGCGATATACCCTGAGGGTACATACTTGACGGGGAACACACCACCCATTGTCTCAGCGATAGCAGGCACCGTGGGCGTTTGCGTAACTGCTTCTTGCTCCACCTGTTCATCAGGCGGCTCCACCTGTTCATCAGGCGGGTCGTCGCCAAATTGCGACAGGAAATTGTGCGCCCATTCGGACACATTATCAATTGTTTCCCTACTCATGTATTCTTCTCCTTTGCCCAATTGTATGGGCGTTTACGCGGCAAATCATACTTCTGGCGCAAAGCGGAAACGAATGCCGCACGTTCCCGCCGCCGTTCCTTCACATACCTGTATATCCATATCCATATAGACACACTAAAGCATGTGGCAATAAACGACCACATGTAATACTCTAGGAACTCCTCGCTAATCATGCGGTTCATCTTTCCACGGAGGCTCAGGCTTATCCCAAGTCTGTGTCAGCGGATCATCTCCGCTGACACACTCCTCATCATCGTCTGCAAACACGACATCCCAGCACCTGTGACAGACGAACCATCCGCCCCTGTGCCCGATCAGCAACTCGCGCTGATCGGCCGTAAGGTCAGGAAACGCATCTTGCACAAGGGCTTCGCGGTTTATCCAACGGTTATAGGGACCGTCCTCAACCCGCAAAGAATCCGTTGAGTGGCAATGCTTACACGTAGCAGATACTATCATTCCAAACCCTCCTCGTTTTGGGTACAAGCGTCAATGAACTTCTCCCGATCAAAGTTCGGGTTAAAGCCCTCAAACACAGACGCCAACCGTGACGACATGCGCCACAAAGCACTCTCATAGCCCGACTCGTACCCAACGTCAGCGGTACCGTCTGCCTTATCGTGCTTACGGTTGTATTCGTTATGAAACACTCGGGCTATTGCCCGAAAGTGCATACGTGTCATGCCGCCCATTAGAACGGCTCCCCGCTGTTCACAGCGTGACCCCGTGCATCCTGCACAGCGATCAAGACATGCTTCAGCGTGGACTCAGCGTGCGCCAACGTGGCCTCAGGAGTGTCATGCTTGGCCCTCAAGCCTGCCGTCGTCGCTTCTAGGCGTGACACCATGCCCGTCAGGTCGTCAATCCTGTTCGTGAGAACACCGTTCTCCTCAGCCAGTTGCGCAACCTTGTCTTCCAACACGGTCACACGCTGCAAGCCCTCATTCGCACCCTGAATCTGAGCCTCAACCTCATCGGCGTTCACAACCACCTGAGAGGACAGCAAACCACCATCCTCAAACGAGGCGTCCAAGTGCCATTGGATGACCTTCGTCACCAACTCAGTCGCACGCTCACCAATGGTACAATGGTTCCCCACGCTTATGTCGTTGTACTGACGCAACAGTTCAGACACAACGCTCTCAACGTCATCGCTGTTGTTGTTGTACTCCTCCGCAGCCTCACGGGCAGCATCGTACACGTTGTCAGACACAACATCCCACGTATCCATGCTGATGGCATCAGATACCTGCGAAGACACAGCATCCCACGCGTCATCGGCAATCTTCTCATCCACCGTGTCAGAGATGTTCTCCCACACGCTCTGCGCGAAGTTGGACATCTCGTCC